TTTTTCCCTAGTCTTGAAATACTTTACAATTAAATCATTTCTCTTTGTCCACAATGCAAAGTTACAATGTGGGTTCTTGATTGCTATTCTCACAAGGTTTTCCAAATGTGTAAGGTTAATCAATTCACCGTGAGCATTGAACCTGAAGAATGCGTCTAGTATTGTAGGTAAATATTCGGGTTCTATAACCTTGTTTGCTAGGGCTTCACTATTTCTCTGCATAGCTGGTTGCATGTTCTTACGATAGCTTTTCAGCATATTGTGAGAATAACAAACGGTACAAATATTGTCTTTTCTTTTAGATGCATTCTGTTTAATACAATATTCGTTTGTTATGGTATTGGTTGAGATAGCTTTAAATCCGTCCAGTTTACCCGTCATCTTTGATATATGAACTAATGGAAAGTTTGACATATCTATTCTTCTTTCTGTTTTGGTTTAAGTTAATTCTAGAATTGACACCAATAGTTGATGCCAATGTTAAAGTTAACTATTATTACTCGTGGGTGTAACCGTTTTCTATAATGCTTAAACTTTTTATATCATCTGCAAAAAATGTTATTTCAGTTTGAAAACCGTTTTCGTCTATTGCAGTTAATTCTAACCATGCAGAACCGTTTTTAGATTTGTGTATTTTTTTAGTTATGTTTTTAATGCGGTGTAATGTTGTATAAGAACTTGTTGTCATTTTGATTAAATCCTAATTGTTTAAAATGTTCCTAATCAAGATCATACTTTTAATAGATATGCAAGCAAATAAATAATTAATTTATAAACAATATTAAAACAGTTAATATAATTAAATAGTTTTATTAGTTAGTGAACATAGTTAATTAAATTAAATCAATGGGTTAGTAGTTGTGGCTAATGTTGTAAGTGTATCACCGCATCTAAGAGTGTGTCATATATGTTACACAGTGTGACATAATTACCACAGCCAGAGAGATTGCATATATTATTTTTACAACAGTGTGACATTTATACCACAGGAGGGGGGTTAGGGGGTATGCCTCTTGTATGTACAATACACAAAAATATTTACTAACAGAAATCTTGGACACGATCTAAAACCCCCTAGTAATAGTACAGAAGAACTTTGGCTCAAAACGGACCTGTAATACCCCTTAGCAATCCTACTGGTCTTAGTAATGAGTACAGAGGGGGTAAACAAGTTAATTTAAATAAATATTAAATTAGGGCTTGACAACTAATACAAACACCTGTATAATATTCTTAACAAGTAAGCCTGAGAGTATATAAACATAAATACTATTGTTAGTAGTAACAGGTACATCTTATCCCTTCTCTCTTTTATTTACCTAAAACAATAGGAATAGTTAATTACAATGGCTAAGAAACCTAGTAAGACATGGTTCTATGAAACAACACTACCAGACACAAGAAATGAGTTAACTCTTTATTCTTTAAAGAAGAAAGACCACAAAGTATCTGGTACTACCTACAGGTCCCTTCATAAGATCTATATTGATATGGAAGACCCAACAGAGTACGAATTTGCAATGTCTGTGTTTGGTGACTTCTCTGTTTGGGAAAACTTGTGTAACCTGATATGGTTTAAGAAACATCATGTACAGATGAAGAAAGAGTTAGTACTGAAGTTAAAGGCTAGAACGGTTAAGAACATGATCAATGATCTTAATGAGGGTAAAGCCAGTTACAATGCTCAGAAGTACTTAGCTGATGCAGGATACTTAGAAGGTAACGATAAGAAACGAGGTAGACCATCTAGAGAAGAATTAGATGGGGCCTTGAAGGATGCTGCTCGTAATGAAGCAGAAACTAAAGATGATGCAGCAAGGATCGGGTTAGTGAACTGATATGGCTAAGACTCCACCAATTACAAATGTTACCTCAGGGTTTAGTTCTACTACAGCCCTAAATAATAATTTTGTAGCTTTAAGAGATGGGTTTGATAATACTCTATCTCTTGATGGTAGTACGCCTAATGCCATGCAAGCAGAACTAGATTTATCTAATAACAGTATAATAAATGCTGGTAGTGTAGAAACAGATAAGTTATTACTTAATGGTACATTAGTTACCCCTAGTGGATTAGATCCTGTTTTCTCAGGAACTGTATCTACGTTTGGTGCATCTTTGATTGATGATGCAGATGCAGCTACAGCTAGAACAACTTTAGGTTTAGGTACTGCAGCAACTTCTTCAACTACAGATTTTGTAGGTACGTCAGGTAGTGGAACTATAACAGGTGACTTAGATATAACAGGTGACTTAGAAGTGACATCTGATGGTTTACCATCTACAGTATTAGATAGGTTAAATTCTGATGGAACTATTCTAGAGTTAAAAAAAGATGGAACAACTGTAGGAAGCATCAGTACTAAAGTAGATGCTGTTGATGGTGTAGGGGATATGTACCTTGGAACAGGGGACACTGGTTTATTTTTTCATGATAGAAACAATCAGATCCTTCCTGTAGATACAGCAACAGGTTTAACAAGAAATTCTATAGTTCATCTAGGCTCAACTGGTGCAAAGTTTGCTCAAGTACACTCTGCAACCTTTCATGGTGACGGTTCTGCTTTAACAGGTGTTGGCGTTAGTACAGCTTATGATGCTGTTGGTACTTATGCAATGATGTATTACCATAGTGGAACACAAGTTGCTCCAAGTACTACGGTGGCTGGAAGTCAACTTTGGCCCTCCAATACTTATTCAAGCACAGCCAACAGGGCTTCGTATAGTGGTTCGGGTCGCCCCTCTGGTACTTGGAGATTAATGGGGCAGAATGGGTATTATAACGAAACAGTGGCTTTTAATAGGGTAGACTTTCGTGTATCAATTTGGGTAAGGATTTCTTAAATGAGTGTAACAATAACAGAAGTACGTAATGCACAATCATTAAACGTAGAAAATACTGCTTTTGAAGTAGATATAAATCACCCTGATTATGGATGGATACCTTACGGATTAATGCCTGATGATACAGATACTACTGTAGACAACAATGAATTACTAACACTTATAGGTTCTAACTATACAGTTTATGTAGCACCTACCCAAGCAGAGCTAGATGCTGAGTTAGCTACTAGTCTAAGAGAAGAACGTAATGGTAAACTAGTAGGAGAAGTAGACCCTATAGTAACCAATCCTTTAAGATGGGCTGAACTTACAGAAGCTAAACAAACTGAGTGGACACAGTACAGAACGGATTTACTTAACCTACCTGATCAATCTGGTTTCCCTAACTCAGTAACTTGGCCTAGTAAACCTATATAAAAGAAAGTATAACGCATGGCTAAAAAACCTACGGTAACTACATTAGCATCTGGTTTTAACTCCACAGATGTTTTAAATACTAACTTTAAGAATTTAAAAGAGGGTTTTGATAATACTCTGTCTTTGGACGGCAGTACTCCAAATGCTATGGAGGCTGATCTAGACCTGAATGGTAATAACCTTATAGGTGCTGTGGGTTTATTAATTAACGGTACAGACTACCTAGCAGATGTTAACACAGCTAAGACTGCTGCTCAAGATGCACAGACTGCGGCTGAAGCTGCTGAGACTAATGCTGAAACTGCTGAAACAAATGCTGAGACTGCACAGACTGCTTCAGAAGCAGCTAAGACTGCAGCTGAAACTGCTGAAACAAATGCTTTTGCGTCATCTGTTGTAGCAAATACTAAAGCATCAGAAAGTGCATCAAGTGCTGTAGCTGCTATAAATGCAAAAATTGGAGCTATAACAGCAAGGGGTGAGGCTGAGACTGCAAGGGATGCGGCTGTTGTAGCTAAGAATGCGGCTGAAGCTGTAGATGTAATAACTGATGCAACAGTATCTGTAAGCACTTTATCTACAGGATCATCGGCAACAGCCTCCGTAACAGCAACAAATGGTACAGGGGCTTTTTCTTTTGGGATACCAACTGGAGCAACTGGAGCACAAGGTATACAAGGCATCCAAGGACCACAAGGTGCTGATAGTACAGTAGCTGGTCCAACTGGAGCAACTGGTCCTCAGGGAAATACAGGACCTCAGGGACCGACAGGAGCAACTGGTGCAGATTCAACTGTAGCAGGACCAACTGGTGCTACAGGTGCTACTGGTCCTACAGGACCGCAAGGACCAGCAGGTGCTGATAGTACAGTAGCTGGACCTACAGGAGCAACAGGTCCACAAGGTCCACAAGGTCCAGCAGGAGCTGATTCAACAGTAGCAGGTCCTACAGGTCCACAAGGAGCTACTGGAGCTACAGGTCCACAAGGTCCAGCAGGAGCTGATGGAAGTGATGGAGCTG